CGCAATTGGCCTGATTCTGACCTCATCGTAGTGGATGAGTGCCACACAGTCTCTGAAGTGGTTAAGCAGCGCATCTCTCCAAGGGATACCGTTGCCATTGGCTTGACGGCAACGCCTTTCACTCGTGGACTTGGAAAGCTCTATGACGCGCTGGTGAACGTCACCACAACGAACAGGCTGATAGAGCAGGGCTACCTATCCAAATACCGGATATTCGCCGCCTCCGAGCCGGACATGGAAGGCGTGAAGGTTGTTGCAGGGGAGTGGGAGGAAAAGGAAACCAGCAAGCGCGCAATGGAAGTCGTTGGCGATTGCGTAGCTGAATACCTCAAGCACGGCAACGGCAAGAAATTCATTTGTTCTGCTGTGGACGTTGCTCACGTCGAAGAGTTGTACCGGCAATTCATGGCGGCTGGCGTGATGTGCGCCACCTACACATACAAAGTCAAGGATGAAGAGCGGGCGGAAATCGTTAAGGAGTTCCGCAAGCCGGACAGCTACATTCGCGGCCTGATTACAGTCACGGCAGCGTCGAAAGGCTTCGACGTACCTGACATTGGCGTAGTCATCATGGCGCGACCTCTGCGCAAGTCCCTGGCTGAGCATATCCAGTTTTTCGGGCGCGGATTGCGCATCCACCCGGACAAGGAAGAATGCATCATCCTGGATCATTCCGGCAATTGCGCCAGATTTTGGGATGAGTGGAATGACTTCTTCGAGTTCGGAATACAGGAGCTCGATGACGGACGCAAAAAAGAGAAAAAGAAGAAAGAGCGCAATCTGGAAGATGAGATGCGCAAATGCCCGCACTGCAAACACTTGCACAAGCCTATGCCGTTCTGCCCGCACTGTGGGCATGAATATCCGAGGAAAGAATCAATCAAGCATGTGGCAGGAACGCTCACAGAACTCGTTACCAGTGGCGACAGGAAGGCTCTGAGCACGACGCTCTGGCCGCAAGTCGTAGCCTACGCAATCTCAAAACGCGGCGCGGATGAGACGGGAAAGAAACTCGCCCTTGCCATTTACCGCAAGATCACAAACCAGTGGCCTGCCGGGGATTTCTATCAAACAAGCCCTGCCGATATACAGCCTGACGTAGCCAACAAGATCAAGAGCGTCAACATCGCTTACGCAAAGGCGCTACAAAAAGCAAGACGGAGCGTGGCGGCATGATGTTCATTGATTTCTGCCGCGCTCATGGGCTCATTCTCGATTATGTGACTGAGGGGCGCTGGATACGCACCAAAACAGTCAATCATCCCTGCAAGAGGAACGGCGCTTATAAGTTTCTTGGCGACATAGGTTTTGTGCAGGAGCACTCAACCATGACCGAGGTTGCCATATGGCGAGCCGAGAAGCCATTCACAGCAGCAGACAAAGCGCGCAATGACGCAATGCTGCGGGCTATGAGGCGCCAGGAGGCTGCGAAACAAGCTACAGCTATCAAATCCATGCGTGAGCACTGGAACGGGCTCAAGCCGCTATGGGGCGCGCATCCGTATCTGGCAAAGAAAAGCCTATCGATGATGGGCTGCAACGGTCTACGTGTCGCTGGCGATTTGCTGACCATACCAGTATCCCGCGATGGCTCATTAATCAGTCTGCAAACCATTTCCCCGGAAGGCGCGAAGAAATACAGGTTCGGATGCCCGATCAAGGGCGGCTATTACCTGCTACGTCGAAATAGCGCTGTTGTCACGTGCCTGGCGGAAGGATTCGCCACTGGCCTTGCTATCTACCAGTCCATGCCCCAAGCAAATATCGTCGTCTGTTTCGATGCAGGAAACATGGTGTCTGTAGCAAGACAATTGATGCTTTCTGGAATGTGCGTGGTGTGCGCTGACAATGATTCCGAGACGGCGCAGAAAACCGGATTTAACACAGGAATTGAACGCGGACGCATGGCAGCAGATGAAATCGGCTGCGGGATAGCGTACCCGGAAGGAATTGAAGGCACGGATTGGGCTGACGCACTTACAGAGTGGGGCGAGGCCGGTCCGGGCAGATTAAGAACAGAAATCATGCGCGGCGCGCGATTTGTGGGGAGGAATTTAACCCGAGCTGCAGGGTAAATCAGCCGTACTCCTGACGTACCAAGAGCCTAACCCGGCTGCGAGGAAGAAAAGGGTATCGGTAAGGCATTCGAAAGAATGGCCCGGTGCAAATCCGTAAGAATCCGAGCGACTGGGAACATTTTGATTCATGTCGCGGGGCGTCCAGAGCGTAGCCGGTCTGGAGCATTGAATCTCCCGAAAGGGGCTGAAGGGCAGAAATGCCAGATTCCCGCCTCCCTCCCTCCCGACGCTTTATGCGTGGGGTAGGGGGGGAACTTGGCTGAAGTTAAACGATTGCGTACAGGAGGGATGATGATCGCGGCGGAAAAAAAATCGGAAAAACCGATAAGCGTATCGAGAGAGTTCCAGGACAACTTTAGGAAGGTATGCCAGCACTACGGCTTTACGGAAGAGGAAATAGAAGACGTGAAAGAGGCAATACGGCGGGACTACGAAAACGCGAAGGTCTGCTACGCAGCCATTGCAGCGGACATCGATAAAGAAGTGCGTGTTTTTACCGAGACGATTATCACAATTTATCTAAGCGAGACCGCTGAGCAGGAACTTGCGCGCATCAAGGCTAATAAGCCCCATCCTAGTTTTCAATACGTGGCGGTAAAAGAGAAATCAATGGCAGAGAAGGAGGTTGAGAGTGCAATTTAATAACCCGCAGCATGCCTTGAGATGGGCATACGAGGCGCTAGATCGGACTGGCGATCTTCATGCTGAAGCAACTTTGCTTTTGAGCAAGTGCGAGCGCGCGCTGGGCCAACTTCATTTTTCTTATATCAGAGTTCAGTTCGGCAGAGAGGCGGGTGGGTTTGAAATGCTTGGACGTCACCTAGCTGCAAATTTTGGGGCAGGGCAGTACAGAAGCCGAGCTATAGAGCAAATCATAAGAGCCTATTGCGGAGAAAGGATCGGATTAAGGGAGATCAGGAAATCACTGAATTGCGGGATGCTGAAGGCTGCGTTACTTCGAAACCGGGGATATGACTTACTCGATGCTATTCATGATCAGGCGATGGGGATTCTTGAGCTGGAGTTGGCTGGGTATTTTGAGAAGGATGTTGAGAGTGTCTAGTGAATTTAAAGCATCCCTCGTAGCGATTGGCTGCTTTGTGTTGTTTCTATTGATCGCTCCTTGGATCGCCCGGCTTATCGATGTGTGGGTCGATTACAAGAATTGGGTGTTAGGACTATGACATTCCGCCGCGCAGCCAGAGTAGACGCCAACCAGCCCGAGATAGTGGACGCATTCCGCAAGCTTGGCTGTTCTGTGCTGATAATCAGCCAGATAAAGAAATGCTGCGACATCGTGGTTTCAAAAGGAGCGAGAGGAACCGCCATGATTGAGATCAAGGACGGCTCTCTACCCAAGAGCAAGCGTCAGCTAACCGAAGGAGAAATGGACTTCATGCATAGCTGGAAAGGACTGTATTTCATCGTCGAGTCGCTGGATGACGTGGTGCGAGTTGTGAAGGAGTTGGAGGGGTGAGTGATCTCTTAAACGCAGTAGTTTGTTTGCTGATCATTTTTATGGTGCTGTGCTGGCCATTTTTTCCGCTGATTATTTTTGCAATTTTCTTATGAGCGACAAACAAACCATCTTCCTTGTCGGCGACATCCAGAAGCAATACGCCAAGCAGTGTATTGATCAGGCGCCTTCCGATTACGTGTGCGAGATTCGCAAGAAAACGCGCTCGATTATTCAGAATTCGCGCTTGTGGGCAATGCTGACCGACATATCCAGGCAGGTTGACTGGTATGGGAAAAAGCTGAGCTCGGAAAGCTGGAAGCATGTCTTTTCGTCGGCTCTCAAGAAGCAGGAGGTTGTTCCAGGTTTGAATGGAGATTTTGTTGTGCTAGGCCAATCCACCAGTCGCATGACGGTATCGGAAATGCGCGACATGCAGGAATTGATGAGTGCGTTCGGCGATGAGCATGGTGTTCAGTGGAGCGAACCAGCCAGACCAGAGGATGAAGAAATGATGGGGAGGTATGGGTGAGCAGATTTATAGACATGGTGATATTGGCAATGTCTTGTTCCGTTCCATTAATAGTCATGGGTCTAGCGGCTCTACTGATCCGCTCTCAAGTAGATGGGTGGGAATTTTATCTGATATGCGCGTTCTTTTTGGCGCGTAGCTACACGGATGTTATTGCAGAAGAAATAAGAAGGATCAGGGATGACCAAAGCAACTAAAAACCACATGGATCGAGTCGCCTCAACCGGATGTGTCATCTGCCGGGAATATGAAGGACAGCGCACGCCAGGGCATGTTCATCACATAGCGGATGGTAGTAATCCGCGGAGCGACTTCATGACAGCGTGTCTCTGTGAATCTCACCATACCGGAGCTGTTGGCGTTCATGGCATGGGCGTAAAGCAGTTTTGCAGGTTGTTCAGATTGCCTACAGAGTATCACTTGCTTGGTCTTCAGAATAAATACCTCGCCATTGATCAAAAAGAGGGAACGAATGCTTAAAAAGATTCATAGCGTTTCTATCGACTACTTGGAAAGCGTCCTTAAATACGATCCCGAAACAGGGGTGTTGACATGGAAAGACAGACCTGAGTCTGCTTTTAGTTGCAGGCGCGCTTGGGCGGCTTGGAGGTCGAGATTTTATGGGTTACCTGCTGGCACCAGTATGACTAAAAACGGCTACAAACAAATCAGGATAAATAAGCAGACATATTTGGTGCATAGGGTCGTGTGGGCGCTTTTTTATAAAACATGGCCTGCCGCCGAAGTTGATCATATCAATCGAGACAAATTAGACAACAGGATAACCAATTTGCGAGATGCGACGCATTCAACAAATGTAAGGAATAGAGCAAAAGCGAACTCAAATAACTCGTTGGGATTAATGGGTGTCCGTTGGCATAGAAGCATGAGGAAGTACGAAGCAAGAGCTGTAATAGAGGGCAAGCTCTTGCATATAGGATTCTTTGATGACCCCGTTTTGGCAAATAGTGAATATATGAAAGCAAAAGACCTAAGCCTGCTTGAGTTGCAGAACAAGTTTATTGCGGAGGATAGGGCGTAAATGAAATTCCTGAGACATCTATTCAGACATCGATACCGGATAGACCGTATGCGCGATGGGCGGTATGTGGTACGAGAAAAAGAGTGGCGGCATATCTTTGGGCCGTATTTCAGCATTGCAGCGACTGACACTTTGGAGGGAGCGCACAGCATCATCGAGTGGCACAAGAACCTTCCTCCTGAGCAGACAACGATCTACAGGAACTGATGATGAAATTCCCCGAGATCCTCGAATCGTGGCGTTACCGCAATCCCGAGGCAATAGCAGACGGCCTTATCGCTTACTCAGCCAAGGTCGAAAAGGTAGAGAAGCGTAAGGCAGAGTTACATATGTTGCATCGGAGGCGGCGCATCAAGGCGCTGGTCAGACTGGCAAAGAAGAATGGAGGGTCGAGCGTTGATTGAAGCGATCGTAATAAACCGGCTCGTGCGCTGGTCCTACTGGAAGATGCGTGGCGGCGTTGCTCTAGGTTTCCCGGGTCGCGTTAGCTTCATCAGGCTTTCTCCTTCTGCCGTGAGCAGACTCGATCCTGGAATAGACATGGAATGCTCAGTTACAAATGATGCATTTGAACGGATACCAGCGATCAGTCAGGCGGTAATCAAGGTGGAGTATTTTTCGACGGCAGCCACGATCAAGGATAAGGCAGCTCTGTTCGGGAGATCGGATAGGGTTTATAAAGAGTGCCTGAAGGAAGCGTATAAGGTGCTGGGTGAGATGATTGAGGAAGTGATAGATAAGAGAGAGGTGGTGGCGTGAGCGTTGTGTTAGATGCACTAGCGAAACAGTTTCGACTATGTTTACCAGTGATTGGAATAAATCTATTGATTAGCCCCCGGTTTTGCTATATAGTTATGGCAAAGTGATATAAGTGTCTCTAGTTAAAGAGGAAAGCCTGCCGATGAGCGGGCTTTTTTTATTTGTGCCTATGAAATCTCCTTATTTTTCCGTTCTGTCAGAAACAGATGACTTTGTTTGTATTCAGCTTAACGGAAAGGCCGTATTTAACGGTACGCAAATCAATCAAACCCCTCCGGAAGGCATGCCTCTGCTGTATCAGCATTTGCTGGATGAGCATGGGTTGGTACAGGTAAGCAAATCAGAATCGTTTCTGCATCCTTATAAATTCATCTTTCACAAGATTGGGAATAGAAACGTAGAGTTGGTTGATCGCTTGAGTAGGCAAGGTATTATCTAACACCAGCATACGGTAAGTCACCCTCTATTCCATTAGCCTTGCCATCTCTCTATAACTACAGATGGCAGCAAGAGCGTAAAGCATTCCTCAGACAAAACCCTTTCTGCGTGCAATGCGCAAAGCAGGGTAAGCGCACTATCTCAACGATAGTTGATCACATCATTCCCCACAAAAACAATCTCGAGAAGTTCTGGAATAAGGACAACTGGCAAGCCATGTGCAAGCCATGTCATGACTCGCACAAGCAGAGACTGGAGAAGTCTGGGCGTGTGGTTGGGTGTGATGTATCAGGAAGGCCGATTGATCCTAATCATCATTGGAATAGAACGTGAATGAATATTGAAGAGAGTATAAAACTCATTAACGAATCCGGTGGGATTGGACCGATAACCCTTCCAGGGTTGCGAGAGGCAATGAGGCAGTTAGCGACTCGCTTAGATGAAGACTTGGTCAGGGCGACGCTAAGAAAGGGGGCTGCTGAGTTGCAAAAAAGCATAAAGGACAAGACCGAAGTGGGAGAAAGTATCAATCCTCCGTCGTAGAATTCAGACAAAGTGGGAGGGGGAGGCTAAATCTATACCTCTTTCCGCTCTAGAGCGCGCTCGGAGGGTCTCGTTCATAAACCGTAACAAAAAAGTGGGAAATTAGAGTTAAGAGTGATTTTCCTTAATTTATATAAAGTGGGGAATGGCTAAGAAATCCGCTGCCAGCATGTCTGTGGTAGCGTCGATCAAGCCCCGAGATTCACGTCTGCCGCCCCCGGCAAACCTAACCGAGAGACAGAAGGAATTGTGGCTTGAGATCGTCGCATCCAAGCCTGCTGATTGGTTCACAGTTGACGCTCAGTCGCTACTGCTCGGTTATGTCAAGGCGATAACATCATACGAAATGCTTTCTGCTCGCGTAGACGCTGTTGAGGCTCAGGGCGGCATGGAAGATATGAAGGATGAGGACAAGCTATACGCGATGCTGGAACGTCAAGCCCGACTCGTCCAATCCTTTGCCACAAAAATGCGACTTACTCAGCAAGCTCGATACACAACTACATCCGCTGCCACGAAGACCGCAAGGGCGAGCGGCGGAAGGCCGTGGGACTAAGATCAGATCGGAACATCGAGTGGCTTGAGAATTATTGTCGAATCCCTGAAGGCAAATTAGTCGGAAAGGAACTCAAGCTCACTGATATACAGAAGCAGTGGGTGCGGGATATATACGATTCGCCAACACGAACGTTTATCCTCAGCATGGGGCGGAAAAATGCGAAAACGGCTTTTTCCGCTTTTTTATTGCTCCTTCATCTGTGCGGACCCGAGTCCAAACGTAACTCGCAGCTATACAGCGCGGCGCAAAGCCGGGATCAGGCTGCCATCTTATTTGCTTTGGCTGCAAAGATCGTGCGCATGTCGCCTGATCTGGCTCAGTACGTTGTTATTCGGGACACGGCAAAGCAGCTTTTCTGTTCGGAGCTAGGCACTCTCTACCGCGCTCTCTCTGCTGACGCATCAACCGCGTACGGACTGAGCCCAGCCTTCGTTGTTCATGACGAACTGGGGCAGGTCAAAGGTAATCGCTCCGAGCTTTACGAGGCGCTGGAGACTGCCGCCGCTGCGCAGGAAGAGCCGCTTAGCGTAATCATCAGCACGCAAGCTCCTACAGACGCTGATTTGCTCAGCCTGCTGATAGACGACGCTCTATCCGGCGCTGATCCTCGCGTAAAGGTGCGGATACATTCCGCGCCGATGGATGCCGATCCATTCGGCGAAGATGCGATACGTGCGGGCAATCCGCATTACGACATTTTCATGAACAAGCAGGAGGTATTGCGCCAGGCAGAAGAAGCTCGGCGCATGCCGTCGCGCGAAGCTGCATATCGCAATCTCGTTCTGAACCAACGCGTAGAGGCGCGTGATCCGTTCGTTTCCCGGCAGCTCTGGATAGACAACGCCGGATCTCCATTAACCGATTTTGAAGGCCTAGAAGTTTACGGCGGGCTGGATCTTTCGAGCGTGTCCGATCTCACATCCCTGGAGTTGATAACTAAGCAGGGTGAGAGGTGGCACGTTAAGTCTACATTCTGGCTTCCGCGGGAAGGGTTAGAGCAGAAGGCCAAGACTGATCGAGTTGCTTACGATGTATGGGCAGAGCAGGGGTATTTAGAGACCACTCCAGGCCGCTCAATTGAATACGAATTTGTTGCCGAATACCTGAGACGCGTATTCGACCGTTACAACGTTCGCGCCATTGCTTTTGACCGCTACAACATGCGGTTCCTCAAACCATGGCTTGAGCGCGCCGGATTCACGGAAGAAGAGTTGGAGCGGTTCGTTGAGTTCGGGCAGGGATTTGCCAGCATGTCTCCAGCCATTCGGGAACTCGAATCCCTGCTATTAGCGAACAAACTGGAACACGGTATGCATCCAGTTCTGACGATGTGCGCAGCCAATGCAACCGTGGTTAAAGACCCTGCCGAAAACCGCAAATTTACGAAGGCCAAGGCTACAGGAAGGATTGACGGAATGGTTGCTCTGGCTATGGCGGTAGGTGTCGCGTCTTCGATGGAAGTGACAGAGCTGGAACCGAATTTCAGATGGCTATGAATCTGATCACTCGACTCAGATCGGCATGGAATGCGGCATTCCCAGTTGATTTTCAGAGTTCCAGGAATAGCGTATTTTTTCTTCGCGGCGACGATGAAAGCGAGATTTATGTAACCCACGAAGCCGCCTTTATGTCTGCCGCAGTCTGGGCGTGTATTGATGTTGTTGCGTCTTCCCTCGCATCATCTGACTGGAACGTGTACTCCGGTGTACGAGCAGGAGACAACAAGCAAGCCATACCTGCGGATAGCTTGCAATATATCCTGAATACCCGGTTCAACCCGGAGATGACGGCGCAGGCCGGCAAGCGCGCTCTTGCCATTGCCGCTGTTGGATACGGTAATGGATACGCAGAGATCGAGCGCGATATGTCACGACGCGTTGTTGCGCTTTGGCCTATCTCGCCTGATCGCGTAACGCCAATTCGCAATGAAGAGGGAAAGCTGGTTTATCGCGTCAGCCAGAATAGCGTAGGTGGCACGGTAGACCTAGATCCTGCCGATGTGTATCACGTGCGCGGGCCAAGCGTAGTTGGCGCGGTTGGCGATGACATGATCAACAAGGCTATAAAGACCATTAGCCGGATGATAGCCATAGATCAGTTCGCCTCCTCATACTTCTCGAATAACGCAGAACTAGGAACAATATTTACCTATGAGGGCACGCTTTCAGAAGAAAAGCATGATCTGATAAGAAAACGCCTTTCAGAAAAGCACGTTGGATCGAGAAAGGCATTCACCCCTGGAATTCTGGAAGGCGGTAAATGGACTGTCAACCGTTTGGCGATAAATGCTGAGGATGCTCAGCTTGTCGATGCCAAATATCAGATCGTCGAGGAAGTCTGCCGCTGGTTCCGCGTCCCGCCTCACAAAGTAGCGCACCTCCTGCGCAGCACGAACAACAACATAGAGCACCAAGGTTTAGAGTTCTCCCGCGACACACTTCGGCCGTGGGTCAAGGAGATTGAGCAGGAGGCTGACTTCAAGCTCTTTCCGTCTCGTGGCGCGCAGAAGTTTGTCGAGATCGATATTGATTGGGCCTCTGAGGGCGACTTTGAAAGCCGTATGCGTGGCTTTTCGACCGGCATCACCGGAGGCGTCTACTCTGTGAACGATGTTCGCCGGAAGCTCGGGGAAAACACTCTTGGGCCAGAAGGTGACGTGCACATGATCCAAGGCGCGATGATGAAGCTGCAGGATGTTGGCAAGAACATGCTTCCCGCTCAACCTGGATCATCGGATTCGGTCGCGCAGGCATGGCTCGCATCGGTTTATACGCGCATAGAGCGGCGCAGGAATAGCCGTGCCGCACATCTGCAAAAAGCGGGGCGCAAGGATTGGCTGGAACAGTCGCGCAATGATGCCGATACGTACGCCAGCGAGCAAATAGCTGAGTTGTCTGCTGTTCTTGGGGGCAAGATCGAGGCAGCCAGGAAGTATGCAATTGAAGTTATCAACGGAACAGAACCGGAATTAGCCGCAGCATGCGTTTTTAAGGGTGAACATGAATAAAGTTTTCTTCGCAAAGAAATCCGGCAAGCGCGGCGAAATCTATATTTACGATGACATTGGCGAGGGGTGGGTTGGCGGCCTGACTGCCAAGGCGTTTTCGGACATGATGCGCGCACTCGGCGATGCATCCGCGCTGGACATCTACATCAACTCCCCGGGCGGATCTGTCTTTGAGGGCGTCGCCATTTACAACCAGATCAAGCGGTTTAATGGCGAGAAGATCATTCACATTGATGGTATAGCAGCCAGTATCGCCTCTGTTATCGCCATGGCGGGCGATGAAATACGGATCGCTTCAAACGGCATGATGATGATTCACGATCCTTGGGGAGTGGTGATCGGAACTGCGAAAGAAATGCGCAAAACTGCCGACTCCATCGACAAGATCAGGGACACGATTACCGGCACATATGTCGCCAAAACCGGCCATGACGCCAAGAAGGTTGAAGACTGGATGGCCGAAGAGACATGGCTGAACGCGGAAGAGGCAGTCAAGTTCGGGTTTGCCGACAAGATTACGGAAGAAAAGAACGTGAAAGCAGAGTTCACGTTGCTTTCGAAATTCAACAAAGTGCCCGAACAATTGAAGAAGCAGAGCAAGGCATCCAGCGTATTGATTGCACGAATGGAAATGCGTAGCAAACAGATTTGCGGTGCCAGCACCGGAAGATAAGGGCCAGCCCTTTCAAGAAACCATCAGCCGCCTAGAGCGGCTTTTTTATTTTATAGGAGAAGTAAATGCATTTTTCCATGATTGAGCTGGCCGCTCTGTCGCGGGTGTTCAACAATGCCGACACCCTTGAGCAGCTGCAAAACCGTTTGATCGAACTGAAAGACGCGGCCAATAACATCCAAGCCAGGGCCGATGCAGAAAAGCGTGAACTGACAGGTGACGAAACGAAGGAAATTGAAGAAATCTTCGCCTCCTTCGAGA